AATTAAAACAGCAACTCGGAGCTGTTGGTGACACTGCTAAGATAGAACCTGTCGAAGACGACAATCTATCTGCAAGTGAACTAGCCGCTAAATACAACATTCCCCGACAAAACTAGAGAATCTTGAAATGATAGGTCGTTCCTAGTTGGGGATAACCTAAAGGAAACTTAACAATGGCACATACAACTACTGCAAACGTTGCTGGCTTCCTTCCAAATTATTACAGCAAAGTCTTTCTAGAGAGATTGCAACCCGGACCAAAGATGATGGAATTCGTTACAAAGAAACCTCTTCCAATGAACTCTGGTAAAGTTGCTTACTTCCCTCGTCTAGTTGTTGACTCAACTGTAGTATCTGCTTACAAACTTACTGAAGGCACTGTCGTTACTCCAGACCTTATTGATGACGCTCAGGTATCTTGCACAATCGAACAATTCGGTCGTGCTGCTGGTATCACTGACCTCACCGAAATGACTGCGATTAACGGTACTGTTGAAGAAGCTGTACGTGGACTTGGAGACCAAGCCAATAACATCATTGACAAAAGAATCATGGAAGAAGCTTATGGCGTATCCGCGGCTGGCGAAATTAACGCTCCTGCACACGCTGGACTATCTTCTATCGCCTTCAACACCGTAGCCGGTGCTGCTGGTGGAGCTATGTCGGCTTACGGTATCTACACTGGTACAACCGAATTCCGAATGAAGGCTTCTACTGTTAGAAATGGTGTTAGCTACCTACTTGCTAAAAACGTTAAGCCTTTCGATGACGGCTTCTTCGCTCTCATTGTTCGTTCGAACACTGCTATGCGTCTACAAGCTGATTCTGAATGGCAAACTGCTTACCAGTATACAGATCCAGAGAACCTTCGAAAAGGTGTTGCTGGAACTTATGGTGGAGCTAAGGTTGTTATCGATAACAACATAGCTACTTCTGCTAACGGTTCTGCTGGCGCTACTCTATACTTCTCTCTACTTCTTGGTAGAGGAACGTTAGGCGCTACTGAGCTTGATGGTGGAATCAAACACTATACTACTAGTGGTGGAGCAATGAAGTCTGACCCTATTGACCAGTTTATTACAATTGGTTGGAAGGCTAACTTCGTAGCTAAAATCTTGAACAAAGAATGTGGCGTGATCTTGATCACAGCCGACTGATCCTAGTTCAATCTAATCAAGACCCTTCGGGGTCTTTTTTAGTTGCATTTATTTACCTATATGATATATGTTCCTAAAGGAGAACTAATAATGTCAAAAAACCCATTTAGTAAAGATGAGAAGAAGTTTAGCCTGTGCGTTCCATGCCACGGAGATAAGTGGCGACATTTTGATAAATTCTTTGAGGCACTAGACCTACAAGAACACAAAAACTTTGAGACGATAGTAACCTTTGACGGCAAGAACGGTAAAGGCGAAAAAGAATTGAAGAAGATGAAAGAGAAGTATCCTAAGTTAGATATATCTTTCCATACAATAGAACACGCTGGTGCCTGTGCAGCCAGAAACAACTCCGTAAAACACGCTACTGGTGACTACTACGCTTTCCCATCGCCAGACTGCTTTCTCTACCCAGAGACCCTAAGAATGTGGGCTAATGAGTTTGAGGATAAGAAGGTAAACCGAGTCTGGGGTATGTACGACATCATAGACGATAACGGAAACATTATGTTCCCAGTAGGACAAGCTCCAGTACGACCAGACGGTTCAGTATGGTATGAGGGCTTTAAGTTCTCGCCTTACGCTGACGCCACGTTCCCTATAAGGAAAGAAGCCTACGTAGACTGGGATGTAAACTGTAAGTCTTTGAATGACTGGGAATACTCAATCAGATTACTTAAGAAGACCAATTTTAAAGGCGACGACTGGAAGTATGTACCATATCACTTCTTCTCAGCCGAGACACCACAGAAAGGTGGGCTGTCAGACGACTCTGCTCAGAACTGGGAAGATAGACGCAAATATGTTCGTGAGGTAAACGGGATAGAAGACCAGGACATCGTTGTGACCTCTCTAGGTGCCCAGAGTCACGCTTTTAACGTATCAGAGCTACTTGGGGCTGACTTCCTACCAATGCCCTCATTTAAGCCACATCACTATAAGGCTGTTTACTTACTAGGGTTCTATCTAAGAGAACACGGTGAGTCTAGGGTTACTCAAACCCACATTGATGTATTCACTCGCAATAAAGGTGTTAATATCGTTCACTGGATAGGAACTGACATATACGACCTTAGATGGCACTGCTCATTTGAGAAGATTAAAGCCCTAAAGAAGTGGTTTAAAGAGAACAACGTTATTCACTTATGTGAAGCCGAGTTTACTAAGAAAGAACTAGCAGAGGTAGGTATAGACGCTAAAGTCGTACCAATCCCACCTAAGAAGATATACGAGCCAATGCTATTACCAGAGAAGTTTACAGTAGGTGTTTATCTGCCAGACTCAACAACTTATATGCCTAACACTGTAATGGAGGTTGTAAAGGCTATGCCCGATGTAGACTTTAAGTTCTTTGGCAACGAAGACCTAAAAGGTAACCACGATAAGAACTGGGAACATATCGGTTACGTAGACCTAGACGAGTGGATGCCTAAACTATCTTGCAACCTACGCCTGACGGTTCACGACGGACTACCCATTACTCCTTTGCAGTTCCTGACTGCCGGTAGGACTGTTGTATCAAACACTCCTATTAAGGGAGCAATCAAGGTTACTAATGAGCGTGAGGATATTATAAAAGGAATACGTAAGGCCCAGAAAGAACCGTTAGACCCTAAGGTTTCTGAATACTGGTCTAAGGAACTAGACGTGGACAAGTATAAGAGAGCGATAAGGAGGTTTGTATCATGAAAATCGTTGAGGTTACTTGGGTAGACTCTTCTGCTGAAAACAAAATATGGGAGTCGATTGATGATTACGTTGACGACTTGCCACTAATAAAAACAGTCGGCTATCTTCTCAAGAAGGATAAAAATGTTTTAGTTGTTTGCCAATCATATCATGATGATGAGGTTGGAAGGGTTTTCAGAATACCAATTACGTGTATCTTAGAGACAAAGAATATAAGGGGGAAAAAATGATTTCAATAGTAATGCCCTCATACAATAGACAGTCCTTTCTACCAGAGACGATAGACTCGATAATTGCTCAATCATTCAAGGACTGGGAACTCATAATTGTGGACGATGGTTCTACGGATGATTCTCAATTCCTCTACGACTATTACCAGAAACTAGACAAACGGATTAAAGTAGTGAATATGAATCACGGTGGTATATCTAAAGCGAGGAACGAGGGGGTTAGATATGCCACTGGTGAATACATCGCTGTAATGGACTCTGACGATGTTATGGTGGTCGATAGACTTAAGCTCTCACTCAAAGCAATCAAAGACGTGGACTTCGTTTACTCTTACTATGGCGTATTTAACGGAGGTGAGATACAGGTCGTAGGTAGTAAGTCGAAGATAACCTTTGAAGATGTTAAGGCCAACGGAGCATACCCACACGTCACTATTATGGCTAAGAGAAAGTGCTTTACTGAGAACCCTTATAGAGACGACTTCACTGCTAACGATGACGCCTGGCTAGTATGGAAGTGGTTTCAGGCAGGGTACACAAGCAAACTCATTAAAAAGCCTCTAGTGGTCGTTAGGATGCACCCAGGGAACGTTTCTAGGACAAGCCAGAAAGAGATTAACCGAGTACAGAAGATATTGGACAAGGAGTATTTAGATGAAAATAGCTGGAATAATTAGACAGGATTCTGGAGTCGGGTACTACCGGTTGGGGCAGCCGATTAAGGCCATTGACAAAGTATCTAAAGAGAAGTCTCGTATCACACCCTTCACTGGTACTGGGAAGATTGTCAGAATAACGGAGGGTAACCCCGATACTGAAACTTGGACAGACGAAACTCTAATGGAGATATGTAGAGACGCTGAGATTATATGGTCTACTATTATCTACGACAAAGAAGAAATGCTCAAGATGCTAAACCTACGCCAATGGTCAGGTGCTAAGTGGGTGGTGGATATTGACGACGATCTTTACAACATACCGATAGATAACCCCGGTAAGAAGTCAGCCGAAGCCCTACGAGAGAATATGGAGATATGTTTGTCTCTAGCAGACGGAGTGACTGTCTCAACCCCTAGACTAGAAGAGGTTTACAGGCACCTTAATGATTACATTTTCATCAACCCTAACGGACAAGATATTAAGTTCTGGGACAACCTTAAAAAGCACAACAAACCAAAACCTCATAAGAAAGTACGAATAGGCTGGAGAGGTGCTTCGGGACACGCTGCTGATGTTTCATTGATTAAACCAGCCCTCGATAAGATAATGGAAGACTACAACGTAGAGTTTGTGACGCTGGGTATCAAACCACCTTTTAAGAGTGAGCACCACGAGTGGGTAGGGTGCTTAGAATTCCCACAGACACTAGCACGGCTTAACTTGGATATGGCAGTTGTGCCTTTAATAGACTCGCCATATAACCGATGTAAGTCTAACATCGCAGTACAAGAGTTTGGTATGCTCAAGATACCCGTAATCGCTAGTCCAGTAGAGAACCAAAACAATATGCCAGTTAAATATGCCAAATCCAACTACGAGTGGTATTGGGAGATGGAGAACTTAATCAAGAATAAGAAGATGCGTAAGCAGGAGGGTGAGAACCTTTACAACCATATCAAAAAGGAGTGGAGCGTAGACGGATTCACCCCAGCCCTCATGGAATGGTTAAAGAAACTACCTAGAAAGGAAATTAAGCCAGACCTGACCTTACCTAAATGGTGTATATACAAATATACATCAAGATAAGGAGTTAAAATGGCAACTTTTCCAACTTACGCAGACATTTCGCAACGTGTCCAGGATTTGATCGGACAACCCTCAGGCACGATAAACGCTTTCAATA